TTCAGGTACGAAAGTTTATACAGATAGGGAAATACCACCCCAATATAACGACACTAAATCCACTAACTATGATTATGTAGATAATAGTATAATGGACGTCACCCAACAGATAATAGAATCGGTACCTAATGTGGGGGGTAAAAGATTAAAACATGTGGGTCACGCAATTAACCAAGCTAGTAAAGTTTTTAATGACGGATATAAAGAATTAACAAAAGGTTCTAGAGTTAGAAAATATGAAAATACAGACGCAACATCTGGAAGAGGTGTTGAAGTAGCAAAAGAATATTGTAGATTATGGACAAAAGACATACCATATTGGACATACGGAAGACTACAAAAAACTCAAATGAACCACCGAAAAGAAACTTATTCAGTGTTGGATAGTCCGTTTAATTTAAATATAGCACCTTGGAGAACAAATGAAGGTGGTAGTGGGTCAAGTAATATAGTTAATGGTAAAGCTAAAAAATATATGTTTTCTCTTGAAAATTTAGCTTGGAGAACAAGTAGAGAAAAAGGTTTTACCTACGACGATTTACCAGCTTGTGAAAAAGGAGCAAATGGAGGGAGAGTAATGTGGTTTCCACCTTATGACCTACAAGTTGATGAGGCGAGTACCGCGAATTGGACACAAAATAATTTTCTTGGTAGACCGGAACCAATATATAGTTACAATAACACAGATAGAACCGGAACTTTAAGATTTAAAATTGTGGTTGACCACGCTAGTGTTTTAAATATATTAGTAAGAAGAGAGTTAAATAAACTTACAGATGCTGAGGTTAATGGAATTATAGACGCTTTTCATTCGGGTTGTAAAACATACGACATTTATGATTTAGCAAGAAAATGGAATTTAGGTGTTACTACTATACAAGAAATTGAAACAATTATCAACACAGTAAATGTAGATAAAGAAACAATATCCGAAATTAGTGATGGTACAAACACTACAGAACCACAAGTTATTGAGGACACATACGATTCAGGACCTTTAGTTGCATTTGCATCTCCAGCTTTAAGTTTTTATTTTGAAAATGATTCTCCAGACCCGAATACTAGGTTAGTAAAATCAAGTTCACCATATAATGCTCTTTCAGACGTGTACTATTCCGAATCAAATCAACAAACCTACCAAGACTCACAACCTAATGGGGCCTTAAAACAAGGTTTAGTTTCATTTTTTAATGAAGCAACTTCACAGTGTTGTGAAGAAGCTGATAGATTTCATAAATTTATGGTAGAATTAGATGGAGCATTAAAAGATGGTAAAAATAGAGTAACCCTTAGTTTTGTGGGTGGAGCTAGTAATCTAGCACCAAGTGGGTATAATGTAAACCTATCTCAACGTAGGTTAGATTCTGTTAGACAAATGGTTCAAAACTACTCCGTAGCTGGCGAACAACCATTTATACAATATTTGGAAAAAGGTTTATTAATATTTCCAGAAGGTGACGCTTTAGGTGAAAGTGAATGTGTACAAAGTGTTTCGGATGACGCTGGAAATAGAGCCGCGTCAGTTTACAACGCTGCTGCGGCAAATTGTAGATTTGTTGCTTTAGTTGGAATAGATGTAGAAGCAATTCCAGGGGACGATATTCCAGAAACGTATACAACACCACCCACAGCAACTGGATTTAGGTATGACAGACCAGACCCAACACCACCAATAGTGAATAAGAAAACTGAAAAACAAATGAACACTAGAAGGGAGATTGCAAATAAGGTATTGAGAGAAATGGTTACAGAGTGTGATTACTTTGATATGTTAAAAGAAGAAGACCCTATGATTTATGATAGTCTTAAAGATAAATTTAAATATTTTCACCCAGCGTTTCACTCCATAACACCAGAAGGTTTAAATAGTAGACTAACATTCTTAAATCAATGTCTTAGACCAGGAGCTACAATACCAACTAAACGAGGAACTGGAGAATTAGATTATGAAACAGATGCGAAAAATACTTCGTTTGGAGCACCACCGGTTTGTGTATTAAGAATTGGGGATTTTTATCATACAAAAATCATTATAAATAATTTATCTATTAGTTATGATGATAATCTTTTGGATTTTAATCCTGAAGGTATTGGTGTACAACCAATGATAGCATCGATAAACCTTACTTTTAATTATGTGGGAGGACAAGGATTGAAAGGTCCAGTAGAAAGACTACAAAACGCTCTATCTTTTAATTTTTATGGTAATACTGAAATGTACGACCCAAGAGCTGTTCCTACTGTTACTGACGACGACCCAGATGAACAAAAATGGTTACAAGAAAATCAAGACCTTATAAATCAAGTTGGTGCAAATCTAGAAGATGAAGCGGCAAAAACTGATGACTTAGATAGTTCGGCAAATGATGGACAAACTATTGGTGATAGGACAACAGTACAAACTACAGCGTCAGGAGAAACTGGATTTATGAGTTATAAATTAGTATTTAACGATTACCTAAAACAAAATGGAGTATACATAACAGGTACATTATCCGAATTACAATTGTTAATGACAACTAGAAATTACGGACTACTACAGTTAGTACTGGCAGAAAGACAATGGACTGAAGGACAATATTACTACCCTACGACTCCAAATTCATTTGCAAACGTACCAGGTACATTATTAGGACAACCATCAGACGTGTCAACTAGAATTAATGCATTATTTGATTGGTGTGAAAACGAAATAAAAAATGATAACACATACATCCAAAGAAGACACGATATAGAAGCTTTTCCAACAAACGCAAGAAAAAGAAAATTAAGAAGATTTTTAAAACAAAAGTTAGAAGAATCAAGAGATGCGATAACTAATGAATTAGAAGAAGTGGCAACTAATTTGGGTGAAAAAGTAGTGGAATTAAGTCCTTTTATTGAGAGACTTAATACTGTAGCATTTTCATGTGATGGGTATGTAGAAAGTGCAAAACCAGTTTCATTTGCTCTATCAGGATTGACAGAAATACATACTTCTTCCGCACAACAAACTACACCACCTGCAGATACATTACAAGAACTAGGTAACGATTATTCGTATATGATTAATACATTAAATTATTATGTTGATACTTTAAATGGTGATAACGGTGTAGCTTGTACAATAAATGAATTACCATGTGAAAATACATCTAGTAGTTTAAGTCCTGATGACTCTGGTAACTTAACTAAACTAGGTAAATATGTTTCACCAAACTCATTTGAAGTTGCACCAGGAGGAACCTTAGACCCTACAACTATGGCTGTAGAATATTTGATATTTAGTCAAGAAATAATAGATAAAGATGTTATAGATATGGATGCAACAGAAAACTTCTACTACTATCAAGATGTTTTTAATTTAAATAACGGTTCAAGTCCCCTATTTCAAGAAATATATGACAAATTAAATATGGATTCGGATGAAACTTGGTGGGTAAATGCAAGAAGAGACTTAAGTATCGCTTTTGTAAAAAATGAAGACTACTATCTTAAAAATCTTCAAGCGATAACTAAACAAGTACAAGATAGATTTGTTTCAGAAGATGGAACAATAACTGAAGGATTAACAACAGTCGGAGATAATTTAACAACACAATTTATTTCACTAGATAAAGAAAGAAAAGTGTATTATGAAAAAACTGTCGGACCGTTTGTGGCCGCTTGTGAAACTAACTTACTAGCGTTAAGTTATAAAGCTAATAATCCAGATAATAATTTTAATTGGAAATTTAATAGAGAATAGATATGTCACAGTATTATAATAGATATAAACAGTTTACTATTAATGGAGAAAATAAAACGGTACCATTTTTAGGATTACCCTCTAAACCTAGNGATAAAAAAGTAATTTATAAGGTAGGTAAAAGTAGATTGGACAAACTAAGCCAACTTTATTATAACTCACCATATTTTGGTTGGTTAATAATGGAGGCTAATCCTGGTGTTGGTAGTATAGAATGGGACATTCCTGATGGTAGACTATTGACTGTGCCGTATCCTTTAATAGCTTCACTACAAGATTATAAACAAAGGGCGGATAATTATTTCTTCTATTATGGCAAATGAGATAACAGGTACAGATAATATTTTAGTAGAGTTTGCAGAGCAAAACATTGTTCTTGTGGACCCTAACAAGGTATTGGATGATAATGGTGAACCACAAGACCGAGTAGTAAAGCATGAAAACCTTACTATGTATGTTAACTTACAAGCTAGGGTAGTACCTAGAAGTAAGGTAATTAGTGGTGCTGGAGTAGAAACTGAAGCTTTAGTAGATATTTTTGAAGGTAATATTAATTTTATGAAACCTGGTGGTAAAGATTACTTAACCACAGATTGGGCAGACTCAATGACTGGGGGTGGTGATGAAAATGGACCATTTAATCAAAAAGTAAATTCCACTAAAACCGACCCACTAACAGGAAAAGACTACCAACAAGAAACCATAATCAATAAAAGAGACCCAGAATCTTTTGGAATAGAAAACATACAAATAAGTTTAAATTCAGCTTACATACCTACAGTCACTATTAATTTTGTAGATGTAAGAGGAAAGACATTATTTGAACAAGGACAAAACTCTCCTTACGCAGCCTTTTTCCAACTACCATATCCGTTATTTATGTTAACAGTTAAAGGGTTTTACGGTAAAGCCGTAAGATACCAACTAATGATGCATAAATTTAGTGCTAGTTTTGACCCTTCGTCCGGTAATTACAATGTAACTTGTAACTTTATTGGTAGAGTGTCCGCATTATTAGCGGACATAACCATTCAAGAAATTATGAATGCTCCATATATGTACCCACGTCAATATGAATTGAATAGTGAAGATGAAGGAGTTTCAAAAATTACCACAACAAGAGGAGCACAGATACAAAACGAAGTGTTCAACATATATAGACGAAAAGGACTAATAGATGAGGACTTTAAGGATATGACAGTTAAAGAACTAGTAACAAAAGTTAGTACTTTAGAGACTGCAATAGAAAACGCATTAAAAAATTATAATTTAGAATCTTTAGATGATATTGATTCTTATTCTAAATTCTTAGACCAATATACCACTAGAATATTAGGACAGGCTGGTTGGAGAAATAGGTTTTTAGATACGTCACAAACTGGTGTATATATTGATAGAGGTGGTTCCGATTATGTTTTTTATACGTGGAAAAAAGCGGTTGCGGAAAATGAAGAAAAAAAACAAGAGGCTATTGACTCACTTAAAAAATACATTAAAGAAGGTAATGATGGGTTATTAAAAAATAAAACTTTTGGAGAAGACAAAGAAGAGTTTATTCCGGTCAATATAAAATACGAATATTTTATTGCTGACAAAGTAGAAGGTATGCCAGAGAGCACCAGTGAATGGTTTGTATTTAAAGGCCCTAGAAATTCTTTTGAAGAAAAACTAGGTGTAATACAAACCATGTTTAACAAGAAAAAAGTAAAAATAGAAAAAAATCTCTCATCTATAATAAATCGTGTTGTTAGTGGAAATGAAGGATTGGGGTTTAAACCCACTATAAGAAATCTATTTGCCATTGTATTAGCAGGTACGGATACTTTTTTAAGGTTAATGAATGAGGCCCATTTAAAATCTATGGAGTTAAGAGATAATAAAGACAGGTTAAACGCTTTAAAAGGTTCAGGAGCTCCAGACGCTCAGTTACAACAAGACCAATTCGTATACCCATGGCCAGCATATTATGTTAGAGAAGATAATGAACAGGGTGGTCAAAATTTTGTTTCTACTTACCCAGGAGCTACATCCGTATTGGGCCAAACAAAAGCATACCTACCTGATGTTTGGCCAGAAGTAGAGTTTGTGGAGGAATATTTGAGGTCTATGACCATAAGAGAAAGATTTCCACAAATAAGTGGTGAAAATTCAGCTTTAGGGGAAGAATGGTCTCCTGTTAGTGCCGCAGACTTTTTAGAAAACTCTCTTTATGCGGATACCAGTTATGTTCCTTTTTATTATGAGTTATGGGACAGGTCAACACTCCACACTTTTTATTCTGGAATATATACTAGATTTATGGATAATACTAGTTACCCTACCTTCCAAGCGATGTCTACGATTGAAACTGTAGATATGAAAACTAAAACAGCTGGAGCTTTTGATTTACAAGAACAGTTAAAAAATCAAAATTTAGAATATAATACTTTTTCCACTACCGGGTATGAGGGTAATAACCAAAGTTTTTTACAAAGTCTTGCACCTTTAACTAAATGGCAATTACTTTTAAGAAACGAAATAAATACTCCGTATATACGTACAATGATAAATAACGCAAGAGCGTCTTTTTATCCTTTTATAGATTTAATAAGTACTAATTATGGAAATGAAGATACCGCAACTGACAAAGCTATTCTTAGATTAAAAGAATATTTAAATTACCCAAAAAACGATAGTGATAATTTAATTCTAGATACTTTTCCTTTTAGAGACTTTAATTCTAGTGAGGGTATTAATGGTAATTCTATACCTTGGGTTAAAAGAAATTTAGCTGGTGGAACTTCAATAAGTTCTTTTCAAGAACTATATAGTATATCAAAAAGTTTAATAGTTTCTGACAATTTAAGAACATTCACATCACAAATAAAAACTGAAGGTGAACTTTCTAGTTTTGGTGCGGCACCTTTTTATTCAGACCCAAAACCACTATTAGGTAATTTTGTTACAACATATGATAATATGTTAGTTACTAGATATGAAACTATAATAGACAATAAACCATCGTGGAGTGGATTCTACGAAAAAGCATCTCAACCACAATCCGAAATATTAAATAATAATCAATTATTTTTAACTGAAAGTACAATATCTTATGGTGGTGATAAAAGTAATATCACACCAGATAACAAACAAATTGTGTCTATGTTAAACACACCATATTTTGTTAACGCTTTTAGAGAAGGGGTTTTAAATGATTATAATAATGTCCCTAACCCATATATAAATGCAGCATACCTATTTTTAAATTCTTTACCTCTTGCTTCTTTAAGAGATAAAACATTATTTGATGTGGAGAATGGAAGTAGTGTTTATGGGGATTACATGTTTGCCACTTTAAATCAAGTTTCAGCTGTACATCCTTTACCTTATGCGTGGATTCTTAAATATGGTAGTATATGGAATAGATATAAAACCCACATCCAAACAGGGGTAGACACACTTGCTACAGTATGGGATGATTATGATGCAGGACAAGGATTTAATCCTAGTAGTAATAGTTTAGCGTACCTTTATAATCTTAACATTGGAGACAATAATGGAGCAATAACTATCGGAGCAGAACAACCAGTTGGGGGTGGATTTACAAAAATAAATTTAGGGTTTTACCCAGAATTAATTAATTTAACTCATTATTTTGTAACTGGTGATTTACTATATAACAATACTACAATTACCGGATTCCCAGTAACCAGTTTAGAGATAAACCAATACATAGTTGGAGGAGCATTAAATGTCCAAAAAAATACAGATATTACTTTAACACCACCAAGAACTGGTGGCCAAGACCTTAGTGTGGAGTTTTGGAACTCATTTTATGACACTACGGCAGATTTATCAACATCTGGTTATACCGAACCCAACTACATATTATACCCTTCAAGTGGAGGTATTAAAAGAAGTCAATTAGAATATGAGTTGGAGGGGGATTATTTAAATAAAAAAAGTACCCACAATGGAAATGTAAGATTTTTGTGGCCAATGTCACAGTACGGGTATTTTGAACATGACAATCGTTCCCAACCCAAACCATGGCAATATGTTGATAAAACGGACCCAAATAATACAGCACAAAATCCTTTTACAATATTAAATGATGGAAGTTATAGTAGCATTGAAGAACTATTCGACATCTTTTCACCTGACATTTTAGATAAATTCGAAGAATATTTTTTAAACTTTTGTGAAAACGAAACTAATTTTGACGACACACTAGACGGGTTAGAATATTTTAATAGTGAAAATAGTACCAACAGCTTAAACTCTTCTAACCTTACCACAACTAACGGAATGACCTTCCAATCGATTGTTAGAGAATTATTGGTAGTGCCACAATACTCTGTCACACCAGCTAATAACGATAGTGATTTTGGAGTTAATATGGCTAAAGCACAGAACAATAAAATTACCAGTACGCTAAGAACTTTTTTAAATAAAAAATTAACTTTTAAATTCTATAACCAAAATGATGTCAATGTAAAAGTATTACGTACAATAAGTGGAGAAAGGGATTACTATAACTTTGGAAGTTATCAAAATAATTTACCACCAAATGTAACAGTAGCAGTTTCACAGGCAAACTACCCTGCAGAATGGGATGCATTAGCTCTTCATGTTGGATTTTTTGAAGACCCTGAGTTGCCAACCCTACACTATAATGATTTAGGTTCAGAAATAACAGATTTCTTTATTTCTTTAGATATTGAATTTACTCAAACAAATATTAAACTTTTAAGAAAAGTAATCAGGATGTACGTCACTGAAAGAATAAGACAACAACCGATATCATCTACTAGAGTTTCTAGTGCTATTGTAAACACTAATACGGTAAGTCCGTATCCAGAACCAACAGGATTTGTAGGACAATTTAAAGAAAAAATAAGTCAATTAATAAGTGGTTTAGATGATGCACAAGCTGTACATGTAAACGAAACTTTTTTACAAAGTAAGACAGTATTTGATAAAATACCAGTAAGGTCACAAATAGACGATATAGACCCTATCTTTAAGACTGACGTACAAAAATTAGAAATATACCAAACATTTAAAACACTAAACGATAAATGGGTCGCAGGAGAAGAGTTTGGCGACAAAACATTATTTGAAGATTTTTTATTCTTTGATAGAGCGAATAGGGATATAGGAAATAAAGCTATTATAGATGTAGAACCATTTAAATTGTTAACTATGGAAAGTAACGCTAATACAACCTTACTAGGATTTGTTGGAGCAGTTCTAAAAGAAAACAATTTTCAATTTCTACCCCTACCGAGTTATATAAACTTTTACGGTGTAACCAATACTGATGGTGAAGAAGTGTCCAAATACAATACCAGTGACGAGGCCAGTGCTTTATTTGGTTGTCATATGGAGGTAGACTATATTGATTCTTCACCTAAATTCTTATGTATGTACGTTGGAGAACCTTCACAACATATGAATGTACAATCTGATATCTATCGTTATGATACCGATTCTTTTCTTTTAGGTAGGACTTCTGACAATCCTTTATTTTCTAACTGTTCAGACCCAACAAAATGTAATAAAGTAGTAGCGTTTAATGTTGATTTCGGTGTACAAAACCAAGGAATATTTAAAGGTGTAAGTTTAGACCAAAACGAATTTAGAAATACAGCAGAATCATTTAGACTAACACAACAACTAGCCGATTCATCTAACGATAAAACAATATCAACCCAAGGACTAAACCTATTCAACATATATAGAAGTAGGTCGTATACCGCTAAAATCACCTCAATGGGTAATGCGTGTATACAACCTACAATGTATTTTAATTTACGTTATGTTCCTATGTTTACAGGCCCTTATTTAATTACTGATGTAGAACATAATATAACACCCAATAACATGGAAACATCATTTACCGGTATTAGGTCACCATTTTTCGACCTACCAAACATAGAAGACATAGTTTCAAAAGTTAATAAATCATTTATTGAAAGGGTAAAAGGAAAAATTGTTACAGATGTACAAGTAAGTGGTTTTGGACCAGAAGGTATAGAAAAAAACACAGGAACAAATCCACCAGCCATACCAATGACCGGAAAAATAACCATGATAATTATCCACTCCACCGGAAATGTAGAGTTGGGTGATAACCCGGTAGAAACACTTAATATAACTCATAAAGATTTAGGATTTGCTGGTATCGCCTTTCATTACTTAGTTAATAGAGATAACGTGGGTACGATACTAACCGCAAGACCAGACACATACCAAGGAGCTCACACTCTAGATGCAAACGCTAACACTTTAAGTATAGCACTAGTATCTAATTGTACTAGTGATAAACCATATGGGTCAACCTCTGGAGACTTATCAACCTCAGTACAAAATGCTTCATTAGAAAAATTCATCATACTTCAATTGTTTAAATTAGGAATATTAAGAATAGTTATAGATTTAAGTATTTCTGGTGGAGCTGGAATACAATTAGCTGTAATGGGACCTCAAGGTAAAATAATATGGCCTCAATATATTGCCAACCCAACACAAGGAATCGCTGGTGAAACTTATAAACAAATAGTAAGAGGACATAACGATTTTGGTAATAAAAAATGTCCGTGTTTTAAAGTGCAAAATGCGTTGGATGGAAAACTTAAAGATAAATTAAATAATTATTTAAAAATCTTATGGCCTGAATTACTTACATTTGCTAATAATAATGCGGGACAGTCAACAACTTGGTTTGCAGAAGACGGTATGAGTTATATAAAACCTAATTTAATTGAAGATATGATTCGTCAAAAATTAAATCTAACTATAAAACCTACACTTATTAGCGGTGATTTTACGGGAACACCACAATCTTATAATTCGGGGTCGTAATTTTACAGTATCGGTTATATTTATATGTAAACAACATTATTATGGAAAATAAAGAAAATAATTTAGGAAATGCTTTAGACAGTTATTTAGGAGCTAATAAACCATCACCAAAAAAAGTTAATACTTTAGAGGGAGTTGAAGAGGAAGAAGTTTGTGATATGCAAACTGGAGAATGTTACACCTTAAGAAGCAAAGATGGTTTAGTTGAAAAAGTTAATAAAAGAATGGTCACAGAAGATGGTCGAACACTTTTAATGGGATAATGAAAACAAAAGAAAATTTAAAAGAAGAGTTAGACAGATTCAACCAAATAGGTACTTATGTAGAATCTTTATCCGAACAAATGGTCGGTGGAATAGGTAGTGGTAGTGGGTTTGTTAAAAACCAACCATCAAGATTTGGATTTACAGAACAAGACGACCCAGAGGCAGTAGAAGATGAACCAATTGAAGTATCTGATGATGAATTAGAAGGTGAAATAGATGTTGATTCTGAACTAGAAGGTGATGATGCTGAGGTAGAAGGTGACACTGAACTAGAAGGTGATGACGACTTTGGATTGGGTGATGAAGATATGGGTGACGAAACTTCTTCTGACGCAACAGAATTGGATGTTACAGATATAGTTACAATGGCAAAAGGAGCTGAGGAGAAAGCTGGAGAAGCAAAAGATACTTTAGACCAACAAAGTAGTAAAATTGATGACCTATTAACAAAACTAACTGATTTGGAAGGTCAATTAAGTACTATAGATACTATGACACAAACTATTGACGAATTAGGTGAAAAAATAGAAGCATCAGCACCACCAACCCAAGAAGAAAGATTAGAAATGATATCTTTAGATAGTGGACCGTATACCCAACAACCATTAGAGTATTGGGAAGAAAAGACTAAAGAAAGTAAAGGTAAAGATGGAAAAGCGGAATACATCTTAACTAAAGATGATGTAGATGACTTTAACAATGTTGACATTGAAAATAGTTTCACGTCACCAACAGAAGAACAAACTGAAGAAGATAAAGAAGAGGAGGAAGAATTTAAAGTACTAGGTAATAACCCAAACAAATAGATAATTAGAATGGGTTCAGATGAAGACTGGGACGAGTGGTACCCAGACCAAACAATATGATTAAATAAAAAAAGCGTTGAATCGCTTTTTTTTATGCTCTAATTTTACGTATATTTGATAGGAAAATAAAATGTATGGTACTTTACTTAATTGAATATATAATGTACTATTACATGTATAAAATTAATTATTAATCAAAAAATAAAAAAGTATGAGTAGTTTAGACGCAATCTTAAGTCAGTATGAAAAGAATTCACAACCTGGCTCAGAAAAAAAGAAATTCGTTAGTAACGAAGACAGATTAAAAAAGTATTTCGCGGCTTATTTACCAAAAGGACAATCAGACGGTGAATCAAATGTTAGAATACTTCCTACTGCAGATGGCACATCACCTTTTAAAGAAGTGTGGTTCCATGAAATGCAAGTACAAGGAAAATGGATGAAAATTTATGACCCGGGTAAAAATTCTGATGGAAGCCCTTCAGGAGAAAGAAGTCCCTTAAATGAAGTTGAGGACGCTTTAAAGTTAACAGGAAATCAACAAGATAGAGATTTAGCAAGACAATATCGTTCTAGAAAATTCTATATTGTTAAAGTTATAGATAGAAACAATGAGGAAGACGGTGTAAAATTCTGGAGATTTAAACATAATTTCAGAGGAGATGGTATAATGGATAAATTAATTCCACTATTCCAAAAAAGAGGAGACGTAACAAATATTACTGAAGGTAGAGACCTTAGTCTTATATTAAAAGCAGTACCAACACCAAACGGTAACGGAACTTACACATCAGTAAGTATGATTATGGCTGATGACCCAGCACCTTTGAGTCTTGAAAATTCAAAAGTAGAAGGATGGACATCAAATAGTGAAGTTTGGACCGATGTATACGCTCAGAAACCTATTGAGTATTTAGAAGCTGTTTCAAAAGGAGAAACTCCAGAGTGGGATAGTAATCTTAAAAAATATGTGTACGCTGATAGTGAAACTGGTAGCATTGATATGGAAAAAGTTGTTTCACCAACACTAGACCCACAAGCTAATCAAGCACAGGATGAAGACTTACCATTTTAATAAAAAACCATGGCAATAAAAAAGAAAAGTTTTAAAGATATAAAGGATAAATTTTCTAAAAAAGCATCATTTAAACAAGATAGGTTTTTTGATTTAGGTGACGCTTTTTTAGATGCCTCTGGTATTCCGGGTCCAGCAATGGGACATATTAATATGTTTTTAGGTCATTCAGATACTGGTAAAACCACAGCTTTAGTAAAAACAGCTGTAGATGCACAAAGAAAAGGTATTTTACCGGTATTCATGATTACTGAACAAAAATGGGATTTTGACCACGCTAAATTGATGGGGTTAGATTGTGAAGGTACAGTAGACCCTAAAACAGGTGAGGTAGAATGGGACGGATTCTTTCTTTTCAATAATGATTTTCAATACATAGAACAAATTACAGACTATATTAATGAGTTACTAGACGCACAAGAAAAAGGTGAGATAGAATATGATTTGTTATTTATGTGGGATTCAGTTGGTTCGGTACCATGTAAAATGACTTTTGAAGGTAAGGGTGGAAAAATGCATAATGCTGCCGCTTTAGCTGATAAAATTGGTATGGGAATAAATCAAAGAATTTCAGGAAGTAGAAAAGACACAGCTAACCGTACTAATACCCTAGTAGTTGTTAACCAACCATGGGTGGAGTTAGCAGACAATCCTTTTAGTCAACCTAAAATTAAAGCAAAAGGAGGTGAATCACTATGGTTAAACTCTACATTAGTTTTTCTATATGGAAATCAAAAAAATGCTGGAGTAAGTAAAATAACAGCAACTAAAGATAAGAGAAAAGTTAAATTTGCTACAAGAACTAAAATATCTATCTTAAAAAATCATGTTAATGGTTTAGGTTATGAAGATGGAAAAATATTAGTAACACCACACGGGTTTTTAAAAGGAAAAGACCAAACAGAAGAGAAGAAATCAGTATTAGACTACAAAACACAAAACGCTGAGTATTGGGGCAAACTTATAGGTTCTGAAGGAGACTATAATTTGGCTGTAGAAGATACTGGAGAATTGTTTTAAAACGAATTTTTAACCCTATAAAGATGATAAATCATGAAAACTTTAGTTGTTGACGGCAATTGTATATTACAAATTGGCTTTCACGGTGTAAAGAATGTTTACAACAAAGATAAACATTTAGGTGCTGTATATCATTTCATAACCACATTACAGAAACACTTACTACTTAAAAACTATGATAAAGTTGTTGTTTTTTGGGACGGCCCAAAAGGTAACCACTTTAGAAAAGAAATATATCCAGCTTACAAAGAAAATAGGAAGAAAAGGATGGATAATGAAAAGTTCCAATCTATGATGGAACAAAAGAATCGAATATCCGAATACTTAGAAGAATTATTTATAAGACAATGTCAATTCAAGTACTGTGAGGCTGATGATGGAATAGCATATTACTGTCAAATTACACCAAAAGAAGAAAAAACAATTCTAAGTTCAGATAAAGATTTAATACAACTCATAAATAAAAAAGTAAAACAATATCTACCTAGAAAGAAAGAATATGTTGACCATAATAGCATGGTTAAGATTGGAAAAGAAAGTATTCCAGTTAGTAATATTGTATTATTTAAATTATTAACTGGCGATAAAAGTGACAATATAGAAGGAATAAGTTACTTGGGTGAAAAAACTTTATTTGATTTATTTCCAGAATTAGCACAAAAAGAAATAAACTTAGAGTTTGTTTTAGAAAAAAGTAAAAAACTTAAAGAATCTACAACAAAAAATAAGAAAGCTATCACCAATATTCTAGAGGGAATTACTAAAAGTGGAGAAAGAGGAGATGAATTTTATCAGACCAACAGAAGGTTAGTAGACCTGACCATTCCTTTTCTAACAAAAGAGGCAAAAGAAGAAATAACCTTAATATCTAAATTACCACTAGACCCAACCGACAGAAGAATAGAAAACGTCATTGAAATGACACTAAGAGACGGACTTAATAAATTTCTACCACAAAAAGATAACGATTGGTTAGATTTTTTTGAACCGTTCATTGAATTAATAAAAAAAGAAACGTATAATTTTAAAAATAAAAAAAATGGAAAATAAAATAGATAAAAGACTAATCTCAAAATTTGAATTTTTATTGAAGATAAATGGAAATATTATTTGTCAGAGATACTTTAATGTTAGAAAACATAATTCTAAAACATTAACCTCTGTAGAACTTTATGACCAAGTAGATACAATAAGACATAAATTAAAACATTACTTAAAAAAGAGGAGTATAGATTACTTATTTGACCAATACAATCAGTACACTAATGTTGTTAATTTGTCAGAGCAAGACCTAGAAGGTTCCGAACAAGAAGTTTTTGAGGTTGAAATTAAAGAGAATGGAAGAAACCTAATTACCACTATTTTACCGTCTCACCAGTACCCAACACGAGTAAGATACACTGTAGATATAAGACCACTAATACCTGAGATATTATCAGACCTAAGTGACACATTGTCACTTAGAAATTCAACACCAATCGAGGTATTAAGATAAAATTAACTATATTTATTAATGTGTAAAAAATTTATAATATGAGCGGAAAAAACAATTTTGGTTATCTAGGATATAACTTTCAAATAAAACTTTTAAATCAATTAATTCTTGATAAAAAATTTGCTGCTAGCATCATAGATGTTATGGAAGCAAGGTATTTTGATAACCAATATTTTAAACTTATCATGCAGATGATAAAAGAGTATCATGACAAGTATAACTTACCACCATCTTTCGATGCCTTAGACCAAATTAGTAGGTTAGAGGTAACTTCTGAAATGGCAAGACAAAATGTATTTGATATGATAGCTGAGATTAAAGAGACAGGGTATGAAGACCACCTATGGGTACAAGAAAAATCTTTAAAGTTTTGTAAACAACAAGAATTAAAAAAAGCTATAACTAAAGTTAATAAAATATTAGATGATGGTGATTTTGAATCTTATGACAAATGTGAGGCCTACATTAGAGAGGCAATCCAAGTCGGTGAGTTAGACCAGACATTATTAGATGTCTTTAGTGGATTAGAAGAGGTATTACAAGATGATTTTAGAGAACCAATACCTACAGGGATTACAGGTATAGATAATCTTTTAGATGGTGGACTTGCAAAAGGTGAAATAGGTGTATTTTTAGCACCAACAGGGGTTGGAAAAAGTACTATATTAACTAAAGTAGCTAACACAGCTTATAATTTAGGGTATAATGTCTTACAAGTATTTTTTGAAGACAACCCTAAAATTATTCAAAGAAAACATATAACTTGTTGGACTGGAA